GTACACAACAGTGTGTGGACCACAGCAAACAAGAAGAAAGTAATTGAGATGTTTGCTTGTGGGTCTACCGTTGTTGAAGTATGCAGGTTCCTTGGTATTCATAAGTCTACGTTCTACCGCTGGCTAAAAGACGAGAGAAAGGGTGATTTTCAGCGCACCATTGAGTTAGGTATACAAGCTTCTGAAGCTTACTGGATACAGATAGGTAGGGATAACCTAGAGAATAAATCATTTAATACATCACTATATGCATTCATGATGGTTAATAAGTTTAACTATAGATCCACATATTCTAAACAGGAAGTAGAAAAGAAAGAAACCAAGACTACAACTGTCGAGGTTAAAAAAGCTGTTGATGTAGAGTCTATAATTGATAAACTAAACGAAAGTATGAAGGAGGAGGAGCCAAAGCTCCTTAATTAATATGCCTAAAGTCGGAACTAAAAAATTTGCTTACACCAAAGCTGGTATGAAAAAAGCTAAACAATACTCTAAATCTTCTGGCAAGAAAGTACAGAAGAAGGCTCCAAAGGGGTACTAAGATGGGTTGGGGAGGAGCAAGCAGTCCAGGTGGTGGTGCTGATTCTAGTCCTGACGCTCCAGGAGGAGGATTAGGTTCTGGAGCATTTGGAGGCGATGGTCCATCTATTTCGGGTCAATCTAAAAGCTCTCAAGATACCAGCACTATAGAAGGTTTTAGAGCTGCTCTTGCTAAAGCTATGGGAGCAACAATAGAAAACAATGTTGACAGAGAAGCTTTTGATGCGGAAATGGAAGACGCGGCTAATAACAGAGCAATAGCCGCAGCAGTAGAAGCAAGAGATAAAGCAATAAGAGATGCTGCTGATCTTGGCGAATTGGACAGTGGTATGATGGGTATAGACAATGATGACGATAATGATAGAGGTCTTCTAGGTGCAGCAATAGATGACCCTCAAGGAACTCAAGAAGGTCTTGATGCAGAACAAGAAGCAATGGATGCAATAGGGAGATCTCAAAGGTCCGATCAAGAGAAAGCAATGAACGAGGCTGTTGCAATCGGAGCGCAAAGAAGCATTTCTAGACAAGATCAAGAAAAAGAAATGGATAAAGCTTATTACGATGATCGCACTATTGATCGTCAGAAGCGAGAAAATATGAAGGCCATTCAAGATAAGTTTGGGTTCAGCCCAGGAAATCCACATCTAGATCAAAATCTTGATTCCCCATCAAGAGAGGCTTTAGCAAAAGATCCTAATATGAGAGATCCAGTTCTTAGAGATTTAGCTTTTGAATTTATTGACAATGTGTTGGATAAAAAAACTAATTCAACATTAGAAACTATTATGGGATATGTAATGAAAGCTCTTAATCCAGCTTATGGATTTGGAACAGCTATGAAAGCCATGTTTGAAGCCCTTGGATTTAACACTAATCCAAATCTTGGTCAAAGAGCTATAGCTGCTGCAATAACCGCTTTTGAAGGTGGTATTCCTGGTCAAAGAGGAGCGGGAGGTTTAATGGAAGGAGAGAGGGGTGATTCTTTTGGAGAAAAACAAGCTATGGAAGCGTTAGAAAAAGTAGCTCCTTGGACAAAGGGATTAAATCAAAGACAAATTGAATATTACTTTGCTGATGGAAACGAAGAAGAGCTTGAATGGGTTACAAATCTTTATAATCAGATGAATCCTGAATGATAGAGTTTATAGCTATAGTTTTAGTTGTAAATATTTTTATAATTGGTGTAATATAATAGGTGTATAACATGGAGAAAAAAATGGTAGGTAATCAAATTAGAGCTATGGATAGAATGTTTGAGCGCATGATGGGTATGACGGGACACCGTTCACCACTTGCAATGGTAGAGTCAACAATGGACAGGATGGAGTCGATGCTTAGCTCGATTCCAACCAACAGTGAAGAGTTCACGGTATGGAAGCTAACTCCTACGACGTATAGGACTGAAGTTCAAGAAGATGGTTCCATTCTGTTCAAAGTTGTTGAAGGCAAAAAAGATAATGGTTGGTCTGAAGAAGCAAAGGGACCTGACGTAGAGAAAAAGTGAGTTTACCAGAGATATCTAAAGATGTTTTTGCTGATACAAAAAATGCTGAAGCAGCCATCAAGTTTGCTCAATGGGCGCAAGGTGCAGAGTACGATCAAGTCGTTGCTGCATATGCTAAGTGTCATAGCGATCCCAATCTTGATGATACTTTTATTCGCACTCTCGGTCAGCTTGACAGGTATTATCTTGGTGTTTTCCTCTGTAACCGTCATGACATGCTTCATCCTTGGATATATGAAAGATGCCGTGAAGTCGAAAATGACAGAGATAGAAGACTCGATCTTTGGGCAAGGTTTCACTATAAAAGTACTATAATAACTTTTCTTGGTTGTGTTCAAGAAATATTATGTAATCCAGATATAACAATAGGTCTTTTATCTTTCTCTTCTAAGCAGGCTAAGCCATTTTTGCGGCAAGTTATGCAAGAATTAGAAGCAAATGAAAAGCTTATTAATCTATATCCAGATATACTGTACGAAAAGCCTAGGCAGCAAGCTCCTAAATGGGCAGAAAATGAAGGTCTTTGTGTAAAAAGAAAGTCAAACCCCAAGGAGCAGACGGTAGAAGCTCACGGTTTAGTAGATGGACAGCCAACAGGTAGACACTTTTCGTTAATTATATACGATGATGTTGTTGTTCAGGAAAGTGTGTCAACTCCAGAGCAGATAGCAAAGACAACCACGCAGTGGGAGCTATCATTAAACCTTGGGTCTACACATAATCCAAGATATCAGTACGCAGGTACAAGATATTCATACGGTGACACGTATGGAACAATTTTACAACGAGCAGCGGTAAAGCCTCGTATACATCCAGCCACACACAACGGTCAAATGGATGGAGTACCAGTGTTTCTTATGGATGAGCGCTGGGAAGAGATTAAAAAAACAACTTCTACATACACTGTAGCTTGTCAGCAGTTACTAAACCCAATTGCTGGTAGTGATGTAGCGTTTAAATCAGAGTGGTGGAGAGAGTGGGAAGTAAGACCATATACTATGAATGTATATATTCTTGTAGATCCAGCTAGCTCAAAAAAGAAAGGGTCTAACCGTACAGCTATGTGCGTTGTTGGTGTTGATTCGTTCTATAATAAATATTTACTCGATGGAGTTTGTCACAGACTGAGTCTTTCAGAGCGTTGGGACTATTTAAAAAAGTTACGATCTAAATGGAAGACGGCTCCAGGAATTAGAGAAGTAAAAGTTGGGTATGAGAGGTATGGAGCTCAATCCGACATAGACCATTTTAAAGAAATGATGCGTATAGAAGGACAAAGCTTTCCTGTATACGAATTAAACTGGGTTGGTGGTGGAGGGTCACAATCCAAAAAGGATAGGATACAAAGATTAGAGCCTGATTTAAAAGACGGTTCATTTTTCTGGCCTTATCCAACAGATAAAAAAAGACTTACATCTTTGCAGTTAGACGTAAAAGACAGGAAGCAAGAGTTCCTTATGTCTAGAAAAATAATGCGTAAAGATGAGAGCGATGTTGTTTATGATTTAGCAAAATGGGTAAGAGATAACGAGTATAATCTTTTCCCTACAATTCACCCTGATTTTTTAGACGCATTATCAAGAATATACGATATTGACCCAACACCTCCAGTTATTCGCACTTATAGGAATCTGGAGCCAGAGGCAGAGGCAGCTTACTAATGGCAAGGACAAGGAGAATAGGAAGAAAAACTTATCAGCCTAGGCGTGTAGCCTATCGGATGAGTAACGGAAAAGCTTTCTATGAAAAGCAGCCTCGTGATATTCCATATGGAGTTCTCCCCTATGTTCAACCTACGTACTGGGTTGCAGGATATTGTGTGGATGATTAACTATGAACCATATTAAATATTTATTAGCAACTATAGCAGCATTTACTTTTGTTATGCTTGTTATTATGACCCCTGTTCTTGTTAAGGCTCAACAACCTCCTCCAGATGATATGTATGAGTTTGCTGCTCCAATGACGTTTATGTGTGTTGATTCTTTTGTTAGGATGATGGAGATTTTAGAAAAGGATTATCAAGAGATACCGATGCTAATGTCTCACCTTACTCCTAACATGAGCGTAATTGTATTTGTAAACTCTACATCCACAACGAGTACAGTTGTGGTAACTAAACGAACAAAAGAAAAAGAACAGGCTTGCATTGTTTTTGGTGGTTCCTCTAATGGTACATCGTTTTCTTTGAACCCTAATCCTTCATTTCCGGTAGAAACGTAATGACAATACCACCATACTTAATTAGCGCTGTTATATTTTTAATAGTTCAAACAACTACCGCAGTGTGGTGGGCTAGTAGTATATCAAGCGATGTTGATATGCTCAAGCGGGATAGTCACGACATGGCTATTATTATAGATAACCTAGATGTTTTATCCTATAGATTAGAAGCATTAGAGACAATGTTAGAGCGAGTGCTGGGTCCAGAGGCTAGGTAATGGCTGAAAGAAAACAAAAGTCAATACCAAAAACTACCGCAGGAAAAAAACCTAACTTTAGAAAAACTAAAGCAGGTGCAGGAATGACAAAAGCGGGAGTAGCCGCTCATCGCAAAGCAAATCCAGGATCTAAACTTAAGACAGCTGTAACAGGAAACCCTAAGAAAGGATCTAAAGACGCTAAAAGAAGAAAGTCTTATTGCGCTAGATCAGCAGGGCAATTAAAAAATTCTAGCGCTAAAACAAGAAATGATCCTGATTCAAGAATACGTCAAGCACGACGAAGGTGGAAATGCTAATGGCTAAGAAAGGCTTGTATGCAAATATTCATGCTAAAAGAAAAAGAATTAAAGCAGGGTCAAATGAAAAAATGAGAAAGCCTGGAAGCAAGGGAGCGCCTACAGATAAATCATTTAAACGTTCAGCCAAAACAGCAAAGAAAAAATAAATTCAATAATTTTATAATATTTAGGAGGTAGTTTATGTGGGACAGTATCAAAAGAGGATGGAATCAGTTAGATCGAAAAGTAAAAGTAGTAATTGCAGTGGTAGTGGTATTTGCTATTTTATCCGCAATCTTTGGATCGCCCTCACCATCAGTTCCTGTACAGTAATAGCTGGATGTCAGAGCCTAAAGGAATCGACAGTAGTAGCAACAGGGTCAGCAATAGGTGCGGGTGTTGGGACTGCGATCAGTGGGGGTGTAGGTGCGCCGATACTGGGAGCCATGACGGGTGCCTTTGTGACCGATGTAGCGACGGAGGTTTTGACAACAGGACAAGAGCCTCAGACTATTATCAAGGCGCCTGATAACTTTTTTACTTTGCTT